TTTTGTATCTTTGTCTCTCTTTCTCTTTGTTGATTGATATAATTATACCACTCGTAAGAACAACAAGAGAAACTATACCAAGCACCCATTTAGTTACGTCTCCCACATATTACCTCATAACCATATAGATGGTTCGTGTTTGCATCCTCGACATCGTCGGGGTTCCCATTTAAGTTTTTCTGGACTATATTTTTGTGTTTTAGATTTACCATTTAACAACCATGAATATAATCCTGTTCTTTTTTTATATTGTACATTGCTAGAGCAGGCGGGCAATATCGTCACCAGTAGGAAAAGGATCAATATGGCTTTTCCTATAGATCTGTTCATTGTCCCTCCAGACGGTGAACTCTCCATTTCCACCTTCTATCAAGTGAAAATCACTTTTAATATAACCAGTTAAAAATGTTAATTCGTCTACTAACCTAGTAGCGTGAGGTAAGTAGTTTCACATTACACAATAACGTATACTAAAAGTTGACATTCGGAATCCTTCCATATATATTTATTGGTAGGCGTGGTTGGACTCGAACCAACGATCTCCACCGTATCAGAGTGGCGTTCTAACCAGCTGAACTACACGCCTATGGTGGGCCAGGTAGGACTTGAACCTACGACCTGCCGATTATGAGTCGGATGCTCTAACCAACTGAGCTACTAGCCCTTGGCTCCTCGGGCAAGATTCGAACTTGCGACAGGCAGATTAACAGTCTGCTGTTCTACCCCTGAACTACCGAGGAGTAAGCTCTTTAAGCTCTATAGTTCCTACTTCACAAGGTTGACTTGGATTTGTCCATTCAATATCTTTTGTAGTATAATCACCATTTATTGCTTGCTTAATACATGCACGAGTTTTATCTAAAGGAAATCTATTACCTGTTTTATCCATTCCTGTATTAACTAAAAATACATTACTTTCTTCTTCTGTAACTCTATCCATTAACAAATCGCTATATGTTTTTACAGGCAATGGCATAAACGGACTGCCATAGCAAGGTGAATATACCTTTTGTATTTCTTTTACACCGTCTTCGGTGCCAGGCATTTTACTTGTATAACCTGTTTCAAATAATTTTCTAATACCCATGCCTTCTACCTTTGATACTGCCGGTAATGTACCTGTTGCATCTAAGGCTAAAAAGAATACGTCTTTGGGGTGAGCAAACAAAGCTCTATTAGTTATTGCATTAGGTACACAATCTATTGGATAACTGCTTCTTGCGTTTGGTTCTGTTATGTTTTCTTCTATTAGTAATCCTTGTTTTCTAGCGTTATCCATTGCTTGAAAAATTGTAGGTTGTGTTTCTCTGTTAAGCCCTTCTGTCTTAGCATAACATCCAGTTTCTACATATGTAAGTCCTGCTTCGTCCCACACAATTTCATCGTCACCTATTAATTGATATTCTGGATCTGCACTTAATGTAGTTTTGCCTGTACCACTTAATCCAAACATTAATGCCGTACTATCGTTATATTCAAAGGCACTACAATGCATTGGTAAACGTCCTTCTAATGGCATTGAGTAACCGATAATAGTAAATACACATTTTTTAATTTCGCCAAAGAAACTTGTGCCTGTAATTAATACTATTTTTCTATCTAAATGAATATACACCCATGGATTGCCTTCTAGTTCCATGTTATGATAAATTAACCAATCTCCTGTTAGTTTGTGATTGTCTTGTAGTATAGATTGTCTAAATATGTTGCCAACAAACTTATGGTGGTTTGCACTTGTAGTTGCTACTCCAAAATCAATACCACAAGTACGAAAGATACCTCTGTGCTTATATTCATATGACATCATTGTGCCATATAATTGATTAAAGTCTGATTCGTTGCCTATCTGAACATCTTTTTGACGATCTCTGCATAGTTTAATTGCGTTTTCGCCAAAGAAAAACTTTCCTTTAGGACTTCTACCGGTAGGAAAGGTTTTAACATTTATGTTTTCCATGTTTTTACCCCCATTGTAGTAAAGTTATATTTATTGGCGGTCCAAACGGGATTCGAACCCGTGTTGCCGGCGTGACAGGCCGATGTCCTAGGCCTCCTAGACGATTGGACCTTTGGTAGGGAAGACAGGATTTGAACCTGCGACCTCTACATCCCAAATGTAACGTTCTTCCAGACTGAACTACTTCCCTATTCATGTTTATTTTCTATGTGGAGCTACCGATAGGACTTGAACCTACAACCTGCTGATTACAAATCAGCAGCTCTACCAATTGAGCTACGGTAGCAACTTTTTATTTTTTAGTATAATTGATGCTATCGTTGCCGGTGCGTCTAGCATGTTCTCTAATCCTTTCAATATCTGGATTTTCCCAGCGAACGTGCCAGTCGCAATCAGGTGTAGAAAGTTGTGTAAAGGTGCCATCTGCTCCTTTTTTGCCTACACTCTTTCCGCCGCCTTGATTTTGTTTGCGGACCGCTTTCCGACGTTCTTTATTTTCCAGGTTTATCATGTACCTATACTGAGGAGATCTCTCAGTAGCTTCGTCTTTATTATATCTTTCAGCCATTTACTTAGCCCGTAGGAATTCAAGTTTTTTAAGAGCATATGCAGTTGATTCTACTTTGTCTTGCCAAAAGTAATAATCTTCTACAGTTCTTGCATGTTTAACCTTATAAAAGGCTTCACGCAACTTTTTGACTTGGTCTTTCTTCGATTCCTTCATCTTGTCTTTCTTTAAGAAGGTTATCAATATCACCCATAGACATTATTGTCTGTGAATGTTCTACTGTATAATCTAAAATTTCATAATCTAATTCTGCTTTTGTTTCTTTAAATAAAAGACTTTTGAGCCGGCTAGATGCTTCAAGTAAAGTTTCAAACTCACTTGTTCTGATCCTGACCCCTCCGTGGGGTCTTTCTTCAGTAGTTAATTTTAATCTATACATAGTATAATATTTATTTGTTAACAATATGCAAATAGTATAGCACCTATAAAACTCAAGGTCAACCATTTTTTTATAAATACCGTTGTAGACTAAGACTCATTTATAACCATAAAGGGAGAATAGATGAGTAGAAAAGCACTAAAGCGAGCCGCTCGTCAGGCTCAGAAAGAACTTCAACAGGAGTTCTACCATGGCGAGAACAGTAAAGTTATACAATTTAGTTCCTACCGAAAACGCAAACGCGACGTTATCATTAATGCACGTAATGATAGACAACAAGATTATCTGGATAAATTATTTGATGATAAAACTCCTATGGTCTTATCAGTAGGGCCTGCAGGTACTGGTAAAACATTGCTTGCAGTTCAAGCAGCTATTCAACGATTAAAATACAGGCTCATAGAGCGTATCGTAATTACCCGGCCAGCAGTTGCAGTAGAAGAGCAACATGGCTTTTTACCAGGGTCTTTGGAAAAGAAGATGGAGCCGTGGACAAGGCCTATCTTTGATGTCTTTGAAGAGTACTGGTCACCTCAGCAAATTAAGGGCATGTTTGATGAAAGGACAATCGAAATTGCTCCCTTAGCTTTTATGCGAGGCCGAACTTTCAAAAACTCTTGGATTATTGCAGATGAGATGCAGAATGCTACACCAAGTCAAATGAAAATGGTGCTAACAAGAATGGGCGAAGGGTCCAAAGTTGTTATTACAGGAGACTTAAACCAGCATGATAGAGGATTTGACGAGAATGGTTTGTACGATTTTATAAAGTTATTAAAACAAAATAAATCTAGTTATATTGATGCGGTAACTTTTGAGAAAGTACACGTGGAGCGGCATCCTGCTGTTAAGGATGTTTTGAGTATCTACGGAGAGTAAAAACTAACTAGAGTCTTAGTCTACATCTTCTCTTTTAGTTTTTCTAAATACTGTTTTTGTCTACGGGAATGTTCTTGCTGGCAGAGTTCTAAAACTTCACGTAACTTTTTGTCACTTAAAACTATAATTTGGTTTTTTGTTATAGGAAAATTTACCATTTGTTATGCCCATTTTAATTTAAATAACACTTGCAGTTCAGGATTTACTATATCTGCATATACATAAAATTTTGTAGGTATATAATCTTTTTTAGTTTTTGAATATGCTTGTATATATCTATAATCTTTATCATATATAAATTCTGTAGCTTCAAACCAGTCGTTATATTCTTCCATTAATTCGGTTGCACGTTGTTGATGCCAAGGTTCATCATCTGCATTATCTGAGCAAGCAAAACTAACTAATTTTTTTCTCACCTAAAATTTCCTCTAAATCCGGATAACCATTTTTTAAATGATTACCTTCGAATATAATTTGAGGAAATACTCGATATCCGCCTATTTTTTTATATAAATCCCTTGGAGCTAAATCTGTACCTACTTCCTGTACTATATATTCTTTATTGTATTTTTCTAGTAAATCTTTTGCTTTATGACAATACTCACAATCTGGTAATTTTATATGAGTATATATTATTGTGTTTGACATTATTTCTCCTATTCTTTATATGGGTTATCGTACAAATTTAACTCATGAGGTCTGCCATCTGATATACCTATAACTCCATTTTCGTCGAGCATTCGAATTTTTTCCGTTATATTACCTTTATCATCGACTACATCAATTGCCCATGTCCAACGACCATGTTCTACTAAAATATAATCACCAATTGATACGTCTTCTTGATCTGGCCCTATTGCCTTTACACGAAACCATCTAGGTCTAATACCATGTTCTTTTCCGTTATCATCTAAAAGCAAAATGCCACTTTTAGATCTTCTAGGACCATATTCACAAAGTGTTCCTAATATTCGCTTTTTAATCGGTTTTACTGTTTTTTCTTGTTTTATTTTATAAGACGTTTTTCCGCCTGCGCCGAGCATTTCGGTTGCACTCATTAAACCTCCTTTTCTTCTATAGAACCATCTGCGTATTCTATTTCTATAAATTCTTTTTTATTTCTTTTAAATTTACGTTCAGCAACAATTCTTGAACTAGCACCTTCATCAAAATCAATATTATCTTCAACAGCTCTAGTATTAGAAACTTTTTCTGCCAATTCTTTAGCAGTTTGTACTTCTTTTGTTGAAGATAATTCTTTTTTATAATAATCCGATTGTACCTGTTCGCTAGGTACATTAATTGTTCCGCCTGGACCTAACAAATCGCCTCTGGCATTCATTTTGATATTGCCGACAGCAGTAACTCTATCATTAGAGGCAATTAATGATGCCATATCTATTTCTTTGCCTTTTACAGTTTTTGTCATTGTATCTCCTTTTCGATTATTACCATAGCAACAACATGATTTAATTCGTCACTTATACTTAGGTGTATATTTTGTAAATAATCTAATTTATTATCTAATTTAATTTTTGGTTTCTTATTTTTTACAGGTATGTAACTAATATTTTTATGATTATATTTTTCTGTAAAACCTGTACCTAAAGCCTTTACAAATGCTTCTTTGGTTGCCCAACATTTTGCTACATATTCTGCTTTTTTTATATTATGTTTATAATAATTATTTAATTCTTCTTTAGTTAAAATTTTTTTTACGAGTTTATTACCATTATTGTTTATTTTCTCTTTTATTCGATTAACATCACATATATCTACACCTATACCATAAATCACTTCAAAAACTCATTTATATTTAAATTATGTGTTAAACTATTTACTTTATGCACACCTAGCAAATATAAGCAATAACTAGCAACAGAACTACCTCTACCTACACCCCATACAATATTATTTTCTCGCATAAAGTCTACAAAAAATATCATAAAACGTAACACATTTTTCATATTACGTTCTTCAAACATTTGTATTTCTAATTCTACTCTATCTATTTCTTCTTGTGTTTTTGCTAATTCACGTATGTAATTATAAGGATTTATATTTTTATATTTGTCCGGTATGAACCAGTTGTCTAAACACTTTTGTATATATGCTTTTTTATCTTCGGTACTGCTTGTAAATTGCAATTTAGGCATGACCAAATCATAATCATCTATTATACTATTATATATCTCTAAATCTTCTGAGCGTTTACACTTTACATTTGTTAGGTCAGCGCCTTGATACAATAAATCAAATACTGCTTTATCGTCAAGTATTATTTCGCCGTTGTTGTCTATATAATTATCGTACCACATTAGCCAATAGATAGAGAATCGTCAAATTCGTCTTCGTCGTCATTTTTAAATTTTTCAATTTCGCGTCTTTCTTGTATTTCTTGTTCTATTTGATTTATCATCATAATTATTTGATTCTGCACATTTCTATTTTGTATTAAATTCAGTTTTTTTAAAAAAACTTGTCGTTTTTCTAATAACTCTTCATCTGATAGATTGGTTAGGTTTATAAACGGATTAAACATTTTTTTCTTTGATTATATTATCTATTGCTCTAAAAATACTTTCTTGTTTAATAGAGTTAGTACATTCAAAATTTTTATTTTCAGGACACCAAAACCAATCTTTAGGATTTAATATATGGCTAGCATGGCAATTCCTACATACATTATCATCGTCATTATATATTACTTGTATGTTTTTATTATTTTCAGAATCATTGCATTTCCAAATATTATTACCAATATGATTAAAACCTATACCATTTGTATTAAATTGATAATCTGGAGTAGATACTCCTACAATTTGAATTATAGGAGTATTTACTGCATGAGCAAGCCATGTTAACCCTGATGTTAAACCTATAAAAAAATCTGCATATTTTAAATCTATAATTCTATCTTCTAGTGGAATATCGCCGGTTTTATTTATTGCACCTTTTGGCATTACATTCCATTTTGGTTTGTGTCCGAAAATTTTATATTTGTCTAAACAAATAACTTTATATTTTTTTCTTTTTAAATATTTTATTACTTGTTCCCAACCATTTTTTCTATTCCAATATTTTGCTTGAGTAGTAGATTGAATCGCAATACAAACATATTTAGATTGGAGTCGTCTTGGTTCATCTGGTATTGCAATTCTAGGTTTTAAATCTAAATTTAAATCTAATCCTAGACACGCAGCGGCTATACCTTGAACACTTAATTGATTAACATGAGGAATATCTTTAGGAGTATCTGCCCAAAAATTAGTGGCTTCCATTAAATGTCTACCATTTATAACTATATGTTTACCTTGAATTTTTGTTTTTCGAGGTATAAATGTTAATTCTGGGTAAACAGGTTGAAATAAATGATTAAATTGGGTAACTACAAATACTTTTTCTAAGTTATGTTTTCTTTTATATTCTTCACAATACGGAACCCATGATATATTGTCTCCAAGTGAATGAGAAGCAAAAGAAATTGTTACGGTATTTGACATATATTATGTTTTTTAATCTTTCCAGTTAGATTCGTTCTCCTCTTTCTTCTTCCATGTTGCTACACCTAATATACCGGCAAAAGCAATATGAAACATTCCGCCCATTTGCAATGTATGAGGTTCCCATCGAGTAACATTACATATTCGATTTTGTTTCTGTTCTTCTTGGCAGAATGATTCCATTTTAAGATTCCATACTAATGGAGCAAAAAAGAAATCGATTAGGCAGATAAAAAGGTAAACTAAACCTGCCCAGTCTTTCCAATATCTATTTATTGTATAATTAATACCCATCTAGGATTTAATATTCTTTGGCATTATGTCGATTTCCTGCATTATCTGAATAATAATGAACAGCATTGTACGCTATACTTACTCTCTGACCTTTTCCTCTAAATGGATTTACAAGATGTAATAATGATGCTGGCCAAATATACATTCCTCTTGGTGTTGGTTTAACATCCATCGAATACTTATCTAAATTATGCAGTATAGGCGAATGATTTATGATTATAAGTTGGCCATCCTTATCAAATTTTCTATCGTTTGAATGTATATATTCTGGTTCTTTTAAATGTATTGCTCCAGATATGGTAGATTTACCATGATTATGAATAGGATTATATTCTCCATTTTCTTGATAATTGATCCAAAATGCTTCCAATTCAATTATAAGATTGTTTTTATTTCTTTCAACTTCTTCTGAAGAATTTATTAAATACCAATAAAAACATTGATAAAAAAAATCATATAATCCATATTCTTTTAATTGAGAATGAGGAACATAATATTGATATTTCATATGCCCTACAAGTTCATGATTCCAGCTTATATGATCTTTTCTTTCCCATACATTGTCGGCAAGTTTTATTAATTGTTGAAACACATTCTCTGGAACTTGCATTCCGAAAATATAAGGGCCGAGCGGTGTATCAATTCTGGCTTTTTTTATAGTTGGATCTATTACCATTTTTTCTTATTCATTATCGTTTGGTCGGGTTATTTCAACCATAGAGCAGTCCCAACCTTTACCATTTGTATCTCCGCCCATATTGTCTAACATAGTAGGTTCATTTGGGCTATCTTCAGGAAAGATGTATCCAATATCATCTAACCAATCTTCACCATCGAAGTCAGTAGTAAAAAATACTAACCTTCTTTCGTCAAATTCATGCCCTTCGGGAAGTTCAATTTCGGCATCATAGAAGCCTCCCTTTTCACTGCTAAATGCAGTAAAGTAGTGGCCTTTTTCATAGCAGTAATTATCACCGGCTTGTGTGTAGATTTCACCAGTTTCTCGCATAAATTCGTCTTCATGACAATAGTCTGTCCCTATATCATCGCAAGAAACTTCTTCATATTTATCTCGCATATCATACACGTTACCTATTGTATGTGTTTTACCATTAGGCAAATCAATTTCGATATATGCAGAATCTAAACCACAACCATTAGTATGTTCTATGTCGTCGCACTCATACCATCCTTCACTTCTTAGAAAATCCATATCTTCTGGAATACGATTTTCTTCTACATATTCACAGGCATCCCAAGCATATTCTTCTAATGCGTCTTGCCCTAGAGTCATCCAATAATCATGTTGTTCGGGTGTTATGGAGCCCATTACAAATTCGCCTCCATATCCATTGACATAAATTCTTGCTGTATTCTTTTTTTCTTCAGTCATATATTCCTTTAGAATTGATCAAAATCATAATGATGAAACTTTGCATTAAAGTTTTTATCTTCGTATTCGTATCGCTTAATAAGTTCTTCTAACTCATTATTCATTCCTATTAAATCATCGATACGTTGTTCTAGTTTTTGGATTTTTTGTTTATCGTGTTTAAACTGAATACGTTTATTCATACGTCATCATCTAATCTATTTTCGCTACGTTCGGCGGTAAAATGTCCTTCAGGAAACCTTGCTTTAAGTTTATTCGCATTAATTTCTAATACTTCATTAGGATCTACATTTAATGCTGTACAAGCATTGGCCCAATACCATGCTACATCACCTAATTCTTTTATTAATCTTGTGCGGATTTCCTTATCTAAAGTTTTTCCTTGGAACAAAACCTTTTTCACTACCTCAGTGAACTCACCACCCTCTGATACCAAACCAAATGCGGCTGTTAATAGTCTTGGTATATTAATATTACCTTGTATATGTGCATCTGACATTTCTAATTCTGCTAGTCTATGCAAAAAAGCAGTATATACTTTTGATTCATCACTTGTAATAGTATCTACAAATTTTCGATATTCATCTAATTGCATTCTCCTCCATTATATATATATTTCTTTTAAAGTTAATTTTTTTATGACCATCCTAATTTTTGTTTACCGTCTGCAGGTAAATCTTTTACTGGTGTAAAGCTCTCACCGCATCCGCAAACGTGTTCATATTTAAGTCGTTTAAATATAAACCCTTGTTCTACTAAATTGCCAACTCTATAATCGACTTCTACATCACCTATGATGTCAGTAAGTATGTATTCATTTACTATTAGTTTAACACCAAATTGCTCAAAGATCAAATCTGTCGGATCAGCAGTATCGTCATAATCTAAACTGTACTTCCATCCTGAACATCCTCCTGAATTTGCTCCAACTCTAAGATACGATTGTTCTATATCTTTTTCTTCTTCGGTACACATATCTACAAATTCTTTTGCAGCTCTAGGTGTTATCCTAAGTTCACATCCAACTTGGTTTGTAGTCATCTGGTTGTTCCTTGTGTTCGTACATAAAGGAAGTCCTGCATCCACAGGATCCTTTTGCTGAAGGGTTGTTAAATTTTAGACCACGATCATTTAAACTATTTGACCAGTCTATTTCTGTATTTTTAATATACAAGTGGCTTTTTTTATCTACTAAAATGCTGAGTCCGTGCGACTCGAATTCTAAATCAAATTTGCCTTTTCTACCATCAAAATCAACTGTATAAGTTAATCCCGAACAACCGCCTCCTTTGACACCTACTCTAACACAAGTATCATTAGAGACGTCTTGTTCTTTCATAATATTTAATACCACGTTAGCGGCTTTTTCCGTAAATGTGATCATTTTTCATGAGAGGCATAGAATATCACCCCGCTTTCTTAATGGTGCCCAAAAGTTCCTTTACTAGAGTTGCTTTTGTTTTGCGTTTATCCAACTCAATATTGAATTCTTTTCTACCTAACGCTTCTAATTGATTTTTCGTTTTTTTCATTAACGAAGTTTTTGTATGTTTAGGCCCTGCTTTCTTTGCTTTAGCCTTTGGAGCAGGTGCCTTTTCTTTTTTTGGCGGCACTTCCTCTGGCTCATAATTTGGAACAGGTTTTCCTACCATTGCCTCCTCTATTGTATTTGCAACAGGAATAGGAGTTCCTTTTGCACCAAGAAAAGACATAATTCGTTCTATTATACTCATAATACCTTTATTGTTTACTTTTATAATCTGCTATTGCCGCCTTAATCGCATCCTCTGCAAGAACGGAGCAATGAATTTTGACAGGCGGTAATGAAAGTTCTTCAACGATTTCCACATTACTGACTGTTTCCGCCTCTGATATAGATTTACCAGTAACCCAATCAGTAGCAAGGGAAGAAGCAGCGATTGCACTACCACAACCAAAAGTCTTAAACTTAGCGTCTTCAATTTTTCCATCGTTACTTACTTGTATTTGTAATTTCATTACATCACCACATTCAGGAGCACCAACAAGACCTGTACCTACATTAGGTAAATCTTTGTCAAGACTTCCGACATTTCTAGGATTATTATAATGATCAACTACTTGTTCGCTATAAGCCAAAATAATTCTCCTTCATTATATTTATAAAAATCTATCGCCAATAAAAAAATTTTGAACTATTCGAAAATGTTCTCTGTAATCATCCATAGATTCTTGTGTTATAGAATGAGGTATTCGTTGTTGGTATAGCACCATAGTATTTGGAACCATTTCTGCCTGGTATAGTAATTTTTTTTCGTGCAATTCTGCTGTATGATCATAGAAAGAAGTACCTCCTACACATTCATCAGGTAAATTTAAATAAATTGCGCCTGCTATTTTCCCCGGAGAAGGAGGTGCTTTGTCTCGGTGAGGTAATATTGGACCTAATGGATTCCCGTCATCTACTCTTCTAATTATACTTTTTGTATTAACTATACCAGTTGTAAACGGAAAGTCTAATTCTTGGGTAAAAGGTCCGCCCCATTCCTCATCTAGATGTTCTAATAATACTTTATTAATTAGCAACCATAACGGAGTTTGATCTAAGATCATAATTCCCCTCCACCCTGGGAAAGCAGATTCTTTATCTATATTATGAGCATATATCGAAGGTATTTCTAATGCTAATTGTCGAACAGATATATAATCTTTATATACATCAGGCACTTCAATTATTTTTAAAGGAAAATGATCTTTACCTATAGTTGTTACTTTTATATTTCGTTCTTTGTCAAGATCAACTTCCAATACGGCAGGATCTAATATTTTTGGTAAGGTAGGTTGTACTATCATTAGTTGTCTACATCAAATAAATCTTTATTTTATCATATTATGAATTACTTAGTCTTTCACATTCATATCGCATATGATTCAAACAGTTGTTACAAATTGAACTATCATGATACTTTTTTTGAGATTCTAGAACACGATTCATAATTTTAAGCATCTTTTGTTTCATATGTCGTACTTGACTTGTAACATAATTAGAACCGAAAGACACATAATCTTTTTTGTGTTTCATATCGTCCTCTGTTCCGAACTAATTCCATAAGATTCAGATTTATAATTAAATCCTGTCTGAAATGCATCTCTCCAATGCTCATCTAAGGCGTGTTCAACTAATTCTGCTAAAGGCTCATTACCCATTACAGTTTCACGCAACAATCTTACACTACAATGAATTACTTCATGAGGGCAATTTTCAACACATTCTTGTACTGATACATCAAAACACGTTTTATCATTTTCCATACATATCTCCTTTAAATAGTAAAAAGCCTCCTATTATAGTTATGTTACATCTTCATTTTCTACATTTGATTTTGATTGATAACCATCTTTATACCAACCGCTTCCCATTAATTTAAAATTACCTAAACTCATTTTTAAATTAACTTTCCCTCCACATTTAGAACAAGGAGTGTCGGTAGGTATAGATCTTTCAGGCCAATCTAATATTTGTTCAAATTCTTGTTTACAATCATCACATCTATATTCATATATAGGCATGGTTAATTACATCTCAAATAAATCTTCATTCCATTCTCTATGACCTTCTCTGTAAGCCATATTAGTTTGAGTTTCTCTTACTTCTACTCTGAAACACCAAAGTCGTTCTGCTTCTCCAGGACCCCACATATCTGGAATGAATACTCCATTTACATACTTATATAATTGATCAGCAAGACCTTCGCATCCAAGTTTTGGTAATATAGTAAGTTTTGCTAATCCTGCTTTTTCTAGTTGTTTGTAAAGTTCCATCTCCGGTTCATCTTCGGCAACTAATAGAGTATGGTCAAACTGTTCATCAAGAAATTGTTTGAGTTCTCCTAAGCCACCATAATCTGCTACCCAGTTTCTAACATCTAAATGATCTGTACCAAAAAAGAATCGCATACTAAAACTATAACCATGAATAATATTACAATGACTGTCTGC